AGAAATGACCATGCCGTTTATTCGGTTGGCACAACAAATGTCACCACAGGTTAACAAAAACAAACCTGAGTACATCAAGGGTATTGGTGCAGGGGACATCTTCAACAACCTTACTGGTGAATACTGGGATGGAGCAGAGGGTATGCGTGTCATTGCTTGTGCGTCTGTCACTAAGTACACTGAGTGGGTGCCCATGGATGACGGTGGTGGATTTGTAGGTGAGTTAGCACCAGATGATCCAGTCATCCAA